ATCAGCTTGATGAAATCTATAAAGACATAGATGCTTGGAAAGCTAGAATTAAATCTGTCAAAGACGCAAATCCAAAGTCTTAATAATTACTAGAGCAGATGGCAAAAGATCACCTTACCTTTTTTACATCTTTAGCAGTCGTGTTTTTATTTACCATGATTCTTTGCACAGAAGCTCACTCAAATACAAATACAGTAACTAGCAACACAGTAAGTGGTACAGTCACAACTGTTGACAAAACTCCACCCACAGCTTCTGCTCCACCTTTTAGTGTAATGCAGAGTGACTCTTGTGCGATACCAGCATCAATAGGAATACAGAGCCAGGTGTTTGGCATAGCTACAGCAAAAACTTTTGAGGATGTTGATTGTTCCAAGAGAAAATATGCGAAGCTGCTTTATCAGTTTGGAATGAAGATAGCCGCAGTCAATGTGTTATGTACTGATCCGATTGTTTTTAAATCGATGATGCGATCAGGCAGCCCATGCCCAGCTGGTAATGGATTGATTGGACAAGAAGCACAAGATTACTGGGATGAGTTCCCTGAAGAAAGACCAGATTATGAAGATTGGAAGAAAACGAATATCAATATGCCAAAAGAAGAAGAAGTTGTAGATAATGATGGTATTAAAAATTTTGCTCTTATGGCTCTTTCTATGCTTCTCATACTCTAACGCTGAAGAATTAAATACAAACAATTTACTGAACGAAGCTGATACCTGGAGTCAATCAGGTAGAGTCAGTGCTGATACTTGTTCTTACTCAGGTGCATTGCAACCTGGCGAAGTTTGTTTTGGTCATTCTAATACTAGAGGCACTGTTGATGGTGGAGGTACAATTAATTCAGACGAGATAAGTTTTATTACTGATGGTGGTCTGACACAACAAGAGCTAAACCAGGGATTTACTTTTGATTATGGTTTTACTGCTGAAAGTCACATTAGTAACAGTAGATTACCGACTTGCAGTCAGACTAATGGAGATTGCAGAGACATTATAGATTATACGCTTACTTTGTCTGAGCCAAGTGGTCAGGTAATAAATACTTATAATCACTACATAGAATTAGATTTTACTGGTCTTAGAGATTACGAGTATTCACAAACTATAGGAGAAAATTCTTACCAAGATGTACTTGCACAAATTTCAATTTTCGGAGTTGATGCTGGTTATACAAGCGGTGCCTTCGGAGCAATACTTTCACAACCATACCTGGATGTTCACTATAGCACTGTATTTTTAGTTGAAGAAATTATTGACATCATTGATGATGTTGTTGAGCAAATAACAGTTGAAGAGCCAATAGATATTGTTGAAATAGAGATTGAGCTGCCAGAAATTTTAGATACTCCCATAGAATTTGAATTAGATCTAACTACAGACATAGAGCTGCCAGAGCTTGAGTTGGAAAGTATTGAACAAATAGAAATTATCGAGGTTGTTGAAGTTGTTGATGCCTCACCAACTGAGATGAATATCGAAATGGAAATCGAGATGGAGATTGAAATGGAGATAGAGCAAGAGATGGAAGCTGCGATTGAAGAAACAATCCAAGAGTCAACAGATGAACCTACTGAGCCAGAACCCAATACTGATGATGTTGAAACAACAGAACCAGAAGAAACTACAGAAGAAGAACCAGAACCAGAACAAGAAGATCAAGACCAAGAAGAAGAGCCAAGAGAAACTTTAACTGTAGAAAAGAAACAAGAAGTTAAACAAAAGATTGTAAAAAAAATTATGGATGAAAATAAAAATAAATCTGATCCTAGCAGCCAGGCACAGACAATGGCTTTGATGATTGTCTTGACTGATACTCAAGGTTTCAGCGAATATTTAACTCAGGAGCTTGTAGAGCCTATTGTACTCCAGGATCAATCACTTCCGTTACAAGAAATGTTACCTGATCCCTACTCTGATTTGTTTGGTGCAGCACAAAACAGCATGATGAATACTTTAGTGAACTCACAATATTAATATGGAAGCATCTTTTGGCGGAGTCACATTTAAAGGTGGCAAGATCTTTGGATTACTTGTTGCACTATCAACATTGATTGGTGGATTATACGGAGCTTTTGTCGCTTACAAGGACTACACAGATTTTAAGGAAGTAGTATCTGCGTATGTAGCTCCTGACCTTTCAGGGTTTGATAAGAGAATAGATTTAACTAAGGCTGAGATGGAAGCTCAGAACAAAATACTTTCAAAACAAGTAGAGTCAATCAAAGGTGAAGTAGAATTAATTTTACAAGAAGTTCAGTTAATAGCTTCTGTAGTACAGGATCAAAAAACAGATCTTAAAACTTCGATTCGTGATATGCAGCAAGACATACGACATATCACTAGCATTGTTGACTCAGTGGAAGATAAACAAAAATCAGACACCAGGGAAATATTTGAAGAACTAAAACTTATTGAAGATGAACTAGATTTACAAATTAAGAAAGCATTAGAAAACCCACTAAACAATATGGCAGTAATTAAATAATGGCTACACGAAAAGAAAAGGATCTGATTATAAAATTAGATAAAGAAATAGCACTAGTTAAGAAAGATATAATTGTGTTGCGTGAAAATCATCTTAAGCACCTTGAGGCTAAAATTATTAGAATAGACAGGGTGCTTTGGTCTGTAGGTTTTGCTGTATTTGCAAACCTTATAATCTTAGTAAGAGACTTACTATTTTAAATAACATTTGGAGTAACTTAAAAAATGTATCAAGAAGTAAAAGATAAAATCAAGCAAAGTGAAGGATATTCTTCAACTGGGTACTTCCTAGAGTATAAAGGAGCTAATGGCGAAACTATCAAAGAAGATTTTATGACTATTGGGTATGGCCATAAGTGCGTAGATGGTGATCCCTACGAACCAGGAGTTGAATATTCAAAAGAAGTTTTAGAACAACAGTTTGAAAAAGACTTTCTTGTCTATTTAAATGCAGCAGAACGATATATAGGTGACTGTGAAGTTCCTCATTCAATAAAGGATTTTATAATTGAATGTGCATACAATATTGGAGAGCCTAAATTATTTCAATTCGTCAAAATGCGTCAAGCAATGAAAGATGGAAATTGGAAATTGATGGCCTCAGAATTAAGAAATTCAAAGCTATATAGGACTTTGACTTCGAGATATGAACCACTTGCAAAAATGATAGAGGAGACTTGATATGTTAAATATGTTAATAGGGCCTATTTCTAATATAGTAGGTAATACAGTTAAAGGAATTATAGAGACTAAAAAAGCTAAAGCAGAATTAGCTGTTACTGAAATAAAAGCAAAAACAAAATTAAAAGAAGATCAAATAGCTGGAAAGGTCGCTTGGGAGGCTTCTGCTGTCGATCAAATGGGAAGCAGTATTAAGGATGAAATAGCCTTAATAGTTCTATTAACTCCAGCAGTATTAGTTTTTATTCCAGGTATGACAGCACATATTAAAGCTGGATTTGAAGCATTACATAGTTTGCCTACTTACTATCAACACTTACTTTACATAGCTATAAGTGCAAGTTTTGGAATAAAAGGTGCTTCAGGTGCTATGAAATTGTTTAAAAAGTGAGCAAAGATCCGAGACTAAAAAGAGCTGGTGTTAGTGCCTTTAACAAACCAAAAAGAACACCAGGTCATCCCACAAAATCTCATGTAGTTGTTGCAAAGAGTGGAGATCAAATAAAGACAATTCGTTTTGGACAACAAGGAGTTTCTGGAGCTGGTAAAAATCCAAAGTCAGCAAAAGATAAAGCAAGAAGAAAATCCTTCAAAGCTAGACACTCAAAAAATATTGCAAAAGGTAAAATGTCTGCTGCTTATTGGGCGAACAAAACAAAATGGTAAGAACTATAACTGACGACATCAATCGATGGTCAAAAGAAGTAGTTGAAAAACCAAACAAACATCTAGGTAACTTTGCTGTATGTCCTTATGCTCATGGGTGTAGAAACAACAAACAATTTAAAATAGAAGAAATACATGAGGCTAAACTACTACTACCAACTGTAGTTGATTGGGCCAACAAATTAAAAAAAACTAAGTATAGAATAGTTATTATAGGTTGTTCTGACTTATCAATTACAGCAACCGAATTAGATTCAAGTATTGAAGCCTTAAACTTTGTCTATATGCCAAAAGATGTTTACTTGATGGCATCTCATCCTGAGACTAGTGATGAGAATATAGATTTTCTTTACGATCATGGCTTTGAAACTTCAACAGACTTCAGTATGGTCTTAATACAAAGATATCAAGACCTTGAAGAAGCCTCTCAAAAGTTAAAAAAAGTAGGTTACTACAAACATTGGGAGGAGGACTACTACAAAGAAACAGTCGAACATCGACACAACTTACAAAGGAGAATAGATATGCGTGGAATGAAAAAAACTGCAAAAAAAGTTAATGGTAAAATGAACCCTATGATGAAAAAGGGTAAGAAAAAAGCCAAAAAGAAAAAGAAGTAATGCCTAGAAAACTATCAAAAAAACAGAAAAGAATAGCCCAGGTCGCAGCACCAAGAAACAAAATTACTGGTGCTGACTTCAAAGGCTTACGAAAAAAGAAAAAGAAAAAATAATGCCCAAAAAAAGCACAGTAAACAAATCAGGTAACTACACAAAACCAGGATTGCGAAAAAGACTTTTTAATTCAATAAAATCTAGAGCTGTGCAAGGAACTGCTGCTGGTAAATGGAGTGCTAGAAAAGCACAGCTACTAGCAAAACAATATAAAGCAAAAGGTGGAGGTTATAAGTAATGGCACTTAAAGGGCCCCAAAGAAGCCTAAAAAAATGGGGTAAACAAAAGTGGAGAACTAAATCAGGTAAGCCATCATCCAAAACAGGAGAGAGATACTTACCAGAAAAAGTTATAAAAAAATTAACCTCCTCTGAATATGCAGCCTCTACAAGAAGGAAAAGAAAAGTTGGCGGTACTGGTAGAAATGCGAAATATTCTAAAAAAATCGCAAGACTTGTAAGAAATGCTTAATTAGTAATGTAAAAATTACAAATTGACATGATAAATCATAAAGGGGTGTCGTTAAACACCCCTTGTATAGTTAAATAAATGGAAAAAATAATGGACTAAGTTGCCTTAAAATCCAAATATTGTATTTTTTTCTAGGAATATAGGATTTAATAATCCTTCTATTAAATTCTGGAGTATCTTCAATAACACAAGTAAACATTATGCAACCTCCTTCTCTTTAACCTTCCAAGGCTTTAGTGAGGTAAAAATTATGACTCCCTTATGTTTAATTTGGTCATAATCTTTTTGAGTTAATATTAGTTGTTTCTTTTCTTTATATTTGAACTGCCAATATGTCATAGTCTCTCCTTAAAAAAGGCCATCCCAAAATGTACGCAAAATGTACAGAAATTTTTGTAACTTAACGCACACTTTGGTTTAGCATTACCCAAAAGAACAAGTTTTTGTCGATTTTTGTTCATTATGGTAGAAAAGTACTCTATTGGTAATGATAGGTCAATACCTAATTTATATTGATAATTAAAGGTTTTTAATAAGTAATTGTCAAATGTACGAGAAATGTTCACAGTTTATTTATAAGATTCTGTTTTCTTTTCTTATCTACTTTTGCATAGTTGTAAACCATAGTATCTGACTTCCATCCACCTACTGACATAATATCGTTAGTCGATGCTCCTTTATTAGAAAGTTCTGATGCAAATGTATGTCGAAGTGAGTGTCTTTTTTTGTTTTGATCTACATTAGCAAAACTCAACATTTCTCTCCATCTAGGTATAAGACCATGTATAGTATTTTTTTGTTGTCCGACAAATCTCCAAGTAAATAAATATCCTTCTCTATCATTTATTCTTTGTAGCCAATGCCATAATGAAATCTCAGGTTCATTATCATTTCTTTGTATTGGTATATTTCTCCATGACTGTGTTTTATTTTCAAAAATATTTAATTCATTATTATCCAGGTCAATCATAGGTCGGTTATTAGGATCTAATCTAGCAAAATTCATATCAAGAGCTTCTTGTATTCTAGCCCCAGTTCTATAAAGAAATATCAATAACAATTTTATTTCATTGTCAGAGTGTTCCATACACCTGATTATTTCGTCTTTAGTCCATACATACTTATCTTTATCTCTCATTGATATTTGTGGTAACTGTTTAATTTTATATGGCTTACACCAATTATTTTCTGCTGCAAAACTAATTAATCTGCTTAAAGGTCTAATAACCACAGTATTTATCGTGTTATATTTTGAGGATAATATTTTTCTTTCATCTAATGGTATTGAAGTAAATTTTCTACCTAAATATCTTCTAATCAAATCTCCTGTTTCTGTACCTTTAGGATATCTCAAATAGATTAATTCTTCTTTTTTTTGATTTGTAATATCTTCCAAGAGTGTAGAACCAATGCAATCAGCATTCTTTTTAAAGTATGCTATTCTAGCCTCACTAGGACATTGGTCAAAACTATTAAGTAATTTTTCAGTTACAAACTTAACATCATAAGTTTTTCTTTTAATTTTGTTGTCCTTATAAGTTCCTTCATCTAACTGTTTTTGCAATAACCATAAATATTCTTCGGCTTTTTTTCTACTAATAGTTCCTGTGGACTCGTACTCTATTTTATAGTTTTTAAAAGGTGTTTTATAAGTACCCCTAATTTGTAAATACTTACTGTTTGGTCTTTTTGTTATTTTAAGCATAATGCTTTAATCCTCTCTATATCTTGCTTCGTGAAAACTCTTTTGCTTCCGAAGTATCGATTAAAACATTGCTCTTTTGGGTGTTTTGAGGATAAACTATCTATTGTTCTTTTGAAAGCTCTTTCTGATTTAGCTTTGAAAATAGGGTAAATTTCTCTAATTGTGTATAGTTCTTCTATCTGATTTGTCATAATAATTTCTCCTGGTTTGTATTTTCTGGAGATTTCCAGAAGATGTTACAGAGTCTAAATTCAGACTCACCTTTAAATCTAGGTGGAAAACTCCTTGATGTTTTTGTTAATAAAGCTGATTTTAGTTGATCGACACTTAAGAACATTTGCTCATTGTTATCTAATCTTTTTAAAATCATGCCACCTTTTTTAATGGCTTTTTCTATTTCATAATCTTTTATGGAAGCCTTGCCTTGCCATAAACGACCTATTTTTCTTGTTGGATATTTCAAGTTACTAAACCTCCTAACTTCATTTCTTGTCTATTGGTTGCATTCGCATCTAACATGAACTCAATTTTTGTTTGAACTCTCTCAAGTTCTGCATATTTATTATCCATATCTTCTTGAGCCTTTTCTAAATCTTCTCTTAAAGTAACTACAGCTTCATCTGTACGAGCTCTAGCCTTGCGATCCTCAATAGACATTTTTAATTCATTAAATTTTAATTGAATGAAAGTTTGATCGAGTTGATGATCTAACAATCTCTCAATTCTATCTCTATGTCTTTTTGCTGCTTTATAATTCTTAATAGCAGTCATCTTTGCATCAGCAATTTCATCTGGCCTAAAACTTACCATCCATCCTCACTTTCTCTTTCACCATATCAAGCACCAAACATTTAATTTCTGCATTAAACTTTGGATCGTGTTCAGCTTTGACATGGTGTTCATTACAGAGGGGCAAGATTTTCCACATAATCCTTTAAATAGAACTTTGATCCTCCCATTTGTCGTGGAAGTAAGTGATGGAGTGAAGTGGCTTGGCCTCCACAATAAACACAAAAACACTCACTTGTGTCTTTGATATCGAAGAACTTTAGCCAAACCTTTGTGTGGTTTTTCATTCAACACCTCCAATACTTTTACATCTAATATTTTTACTAAAGGATAATTTTTTCTATCCCAACCATGTTTGTGCTTATCAAACAAATGTTTTTCAATATGTGAAATATCTATCTTTTTATCTTTCATCACTATCTCCTAAAATGGAATGTCATCAGGTATAGAGTTACCTAATGATTTTAATTCTTCTGGTTGATCTTTTTTTTCAGGTTTCCACTTGTTTTGCTCTGCATACCACTTGCCTGATTTACTAACTTTGACATCTATGTTAATCCAATCATCTTCTTTGTTTTGAAGTTGTTTCTTATACCAATTTGTAAAATCAGCTTTCTTTATTGATATAGAGCATTTGATAAAATCTTTCTTTGGTTCTTTCGCAAAAAAACCATTAATAAATTCTTTTTCATCAATCATCGCTAAACTCCTTTGGTTTATTATTTTTAGTTTTATTTTGATCTAATTTTTCAAGATCATCTTTTTCCCCTGTACTTAGTTGAAACAAAGAACGCATAAATTGTTTTAGTGCGTAACTTTGAGCTGTACCCATTGCAGTTCCTGAACCAAATGGAACTATAATGTGTTTAGTTGTTGGAAAACTCCAAGTGTCACCATCTTTATGAATTAAAATATATTCATAAACTACACTTAAACTTTTACCTGATTCTGATACTTCACAACTTTTTTCGTGTGGTATAATTATCAACCCAGCCTTTGCACAAGCTGGTTGTACTTCTTTTAAAAAACCATCAATACTTGTATAAGAATATTTTTGAAACTTATTCTCTGCATCTTTTGTAAGTGGTTCATTTAAAGTAAGCATTACATCATTTATTGCAGTAGCAATACTTTTTGGCATAGCTTCTATTTCCATTATTTCTTCTCCTTAATTATTTTGTTAAGTTTTTTGTCTTGATCGAATGCTTTTCTTAATGTCTTAAAATATTGAAATGCAAAATCTAATTGTTTTAAGTTGAACTCTTTTATTTGAAAGTCATCTGTATCTTTTCCAAATCTAGCTACAATAAATTTGTTAATTTTATAATCGTACTTTTCTTGTATCATCTGCCTGTAAGCAGAGCCTTGAATTAAATTATCTGGATAAATATCTTTACTTGTTTTAAAATCTACGAGAATGTAATCATCATCTTTCTTAACTAATAAATCTGCTGTTCCACCATATTTAAATAATTTTGATGTAAATGATTGTTCACAAAATATAACTTCACTATCTTTACTGTACTCATTCCACCAATCTAAAAATTTTCTAAAACAATTTTGAATTACCTCATTATTAGGTAACTCATATTCTAAATCTTCAATGTGTAATTGTGCGAGTTCATGGACATTAGTTCCGATGTCCGCTGCTTTATTTATTTCTTTGTGATAAGATTTACCTTCTAAGCCTATTTTATTAGACCAAATAATTAAGCCAATACTATTTTTATATCTGCTCAATATTGTAGTTACACTTGGAACTACATAGTCTTGAATTTTATATATCGTATGTGCCATGTTTAGAAAATGGCAAATACCCTGTTTTACATTCTAAGAAATGCGGGGATCTTATATAATGTGAAAAAAATAATCGAATATTTGCCATAATTGACAAAATAAATCAATTTTATTACAAATCAAGTTATTTCTGACAAATTGTATTATTTATGACAATTAATAATATTGTTTAGGTTTCCTAAATGTGTGTTCAATTATACTAGTATTTTCACTAACAGTATTTAGATTGATGACTTCATTAATTGGTCTAATATTGATGTATTTTGTTGAAAAGATTTTCCAGCTTTTAGTGCGAGTTGGTAAAACATATTCTACTATATGATTTTTAAAATCTACATTAATTACAAATGCAAGAATTTCGCCATCTTCTTTTTCAAATATACATCTTTGTGAATCTTCACTATTAAAATTTTTTTCGTTTAAAAACAAATTTTCATTATATAAATAAGCAATTAAACCTGATTTTGATAATACAACTAATGTTCCATCAATATATTCGAAATCATTTGAACATACTAAATAATCGTTTTGAAATTTACCTCTTTGTTCAACGATACCATTAGATAAATTAAGGTTGCCAACAACAGGGTATCTGCAAACATAATCATCAATTACCTTCCAAGGGTGAATTTTCAATATTTTTGCATAAATATAACATTGTTCTAAATTGATTCTTCTAACGCCTGTTAAGTGTAATCCTACTGTAGATTGATCGATCAAAAATTTACCATGCTTGTTTCGAGGCATTACCTCCATGATATCTCTAATTTTATTTAAATTAGCTTTATTTAAGTGAAAAACTAAAGACTCGTTCATAGAATGTATCATAAACTAAAAACATCCCTTTTCATCAATTTTATGCAAAAATTAACCATTTTATGCAAACTAAAGAATTATTTATTATATGTCAAATTAATTATTATATGTCATAAATTATATAATTTGTTGAAATCAGATTTAAAATACTTATTAATGTTATTAGAAGAATATTTTTTTTATAAAAAAATATGTGAGGAGAATGGTATTTTATGGCCAAATTACGAGGTTCAAATATGGCAAAAGCTATTAATTATCAATGGTTTTAGAGAACCTTTGCCAAAATTGTCGAGAATTATTAGATTCGAAAGTAAAATTAAAAAAATTAGAAAAAAAAATTCTAAATTTCATTCACAATTACCAAATCAATCAAAACTTATCACCAAGTTATTTAGAGATACTAAAGAATTGCGATATCAAAAGCAGCTCCAACTTACAGAGATACTTGAAAGATTTGAAAGAAAAGTTGTTTATAGATTTTACCCCAGGATCAGCAAGAGATATCAGAATATTAAGAAAAGAAGGATGGCTAGATGATTGAAAAAATGAAACTACCATACTTTGATTTTTATTATCAAGACTTTTTAACAGGAACAGCACACTTTACTCATCAGCAAAAAGGAATCTATATAACTTTAATGTGCCACGCTGGTGTTCGTAATGGACAAGGATTACCCAATAATTTTGAACAACTTTGTACTATAGTAAATGTTTATAGTAGCGATCCAGATATTGTTGATTCTTTAAAGACAGACATTAACACAGTATTAAAAGAAAAATTTAAATTAATCGATAATAAGTGGCATAACGAAAGACAATTAGAGGATTACAAAAGAACAGTAGAAAAAATTAATCACAGAGCTGAAGCTGGTCGTAAAGGTGGTCTAGCAAAAGCGAAGCAAACCTCTAGCAAAGTATCTGTATCTGATTCTGTATCTGTATCTTTTAATAATATATGGGATGCGTTGATGGTGAAACGAGGTAGTAAGAAGAAGGCTCTTGAAAAATATAAAAACATTCCTGTAACTATTAGCGAAGATTCAATTATAAATAAATACAATGAACTTTGTCGTAATACAGAAAATCAAATATATATTCCACACTTTAGCACTTGGTTATCTCAAGAGCGTTACAATGACGAAGAAGTTTTTAATTTAGAAATTTTTAAAAAAAAACATGGCATAACTGCAAACTTTTTAGAAGAAAAAGATAATTTATTATTTTTTATGCAAAAAGAACCTTGGGGTATTATCGATTATATTTATAAAAAAGATGGAACATTGATCCCACAAAAAGATTATTATGGCAAAGAAAAAGAAAAAAAAGCAGCATCGAACTAAACCAAAAGAAATCTCACAATCACAAGAGATTGATTATGGAGCTCAAACTTTAATAAGAGAAAATGGCAAGATATATAGATTACCTGATGGTGCTGAAATGGTTGTTGGTAACAAACATATTCAAAAAAAGATTAACTCAGTCCATGAAAGCTATTATGCCAGGCATCAATTAGATCCAACTGATGCTAAAAGAAATGCAACTAGATTTGTAGCTGGTCAAAAACTAGAATATTTAGGAATTATTAGTAATAAAATGAAAAGCTGTACATTTAACTTTAGCAGATTAGCTGGTATTCCTTATGGTAGTGAGTTTTTTAATATTTTGAAAATTGATTATGAACAAGAATTTAATGATGCAATAAAGGCTACATTTCAACACCAGTCTTTGGTTTGGGATGTAATTATTGATAATTTACCAGCAAGACATAAAAGAATGAACTCTTATAGAGAAGGTTTAGATATGTTGATTGATTTTTGGAAGATGTAAATATGCCTATTTGTGCCTATTTAGAATATTGAATAGATAATATAGAGTATTTTATAAGATCCATAAGTATGGGAAAAATCCATACAAATTTCAATAAATAATAAAAATGAAACTAAAAGAACAATCTAATAAATTGGCGGACTCAGATTTACTGATGACTATAATCCTGGCTGACGAAGAAGGTAAACCAATAGTATTAGTAAGGTTTGCAAACTTTGATAATGATAAACAAGCACAAGATTTTATCTCAGTATTTAAACATCAACAAAGTATAGAAAAATTAGGTTACATAAACGAAACAATACATTAATGGCAGCAGAAACAAAATATACAAAGGAACTTGTAGAGACTGTGTTACAAGAACTAGCTATGGGTAAATCCATTAGAGAAGCATTGAAAACAGTTGATACAGCTTGGGAGACTTGGAGGAAATGGTTAAATAAGAAAACTGGCCTAAGAGAAAGATATAACCAGGCAAAAGAAGATGGTATTGAATACTCAATGGCAGAGGTAGAACAAGTAGCCAAGGATGCAGTAAAGAAGTCTGGGGAAAGTAAAATGGATATGGCTAATGTAAAAGCTATCGATACATTCATAAAGCACAAGCAATGGATGGCTAGTAAGTTAGCTGCGAAGAAGTATGGAGATAGAACTCAAATGGAGATAGGAAACATACAAGATCAAAGTTTCTCTATTAAATGGGATAAGTAAAAACAATGATGGATAAAATAAATAAACTAAAAGATAGATGGAATAAACTAAACAAGAAGGGTAAGGCTATTGTAGTAGTAGTAGCAGTAGTCATTATTGTAGTTATTTCACAAAATATTTAGTGTTTTTAGAGATAATTGCATACAAATTGATTGTGTTTGTAGAGGGTGTTGTGTGTAAAAGTGTTGAGTTTGTTAAGAGAATTAGCAAAAAGCTCAATAGTGGCATGGAACTCCTCGTAAGAAAATTTTTGTTCGTATTTTGTTCGTAAATGGCAAAAAAATATATAAAAGCTGGTCATTTTCTGTACATAACACAGCAAAAGTATTGATAAACATAGCTTAGCACATCATTAAAGATGTAGAGCTCTGTTTTTCCAGGATTTTTTCTTGTTTGGTAGCAAAAAAATTTTCTGCCACCACCCACGCAGTCGTTGTCATTGCAATAGTAAGTGATTTCAACTCAGAACAAAATTCTCTAAAGTTTTTTGTAAAAATTTTTTTAAAATTCGTATAACTAAGTATGAATAAAAAAACAAAAAACAAAATAAAGAAACTCACTAAATTAGAAAGTGAATGTTTATCATATGTCTTATCAAATGGAGATTTTCAAGAGTGCTTTGAAGGTGATCCTAAAAGATTGAAAGCATTTGAAAGAGCTGAAAAAAAATTAAGTCAGCTCGAGCCAAAAATGTAGTGGTCTTGTAATAAAAAATTACCATTTTTTTTGGAAAATCTTTTCCAAAATATACACAGTTACTACACATATACTATGAAAGTAGGTAACTGTTATGAAACAAAAAGAAAAACTATTACAAGAAATTAGAAAAATATCATTAGAAAATGAATGTGGGGATGGAGAAAGTTGGCTTAATACTGCTGGGGCAAAAGCTCTCTTTAACTATACCTCTGCAAGAAATTTAAAGAAAATTAGAGATAATCTTTTGTATGAAGTAGAACTTCAAAAGAAGTATGAGGATAAAGATTAAGTGGTGCTGATGAGATGAATCGAACATCCTACTCCCTTCTTACCAAGAAGGTACTCTACCAATGAGTTACACCAGCATTAGGTACTGATTATATGAAAAAAGCTAAAAAAAACACAAAAAAAATCGATGTATTTGCCCTCATGGTCAAACACATGAACGAAAAGACACCAATAAAACAAAATTCAGGTCGTGGAGTTGTCAAAGATAGTACAGTTGCACGAATACAAGACATTTACAAAGGGGATCAGAAAGATAATGCGTGAAAATAACTATTCCCTACAAGCCTAGGCCACTTCAAAAAGAAATACATAAGAATTTAGCCAGGTTCTCAGTCCTGGTCTGTCATAGAAGGTTTGGAAAAACTGTACTTACAGTCAATGAGCTGATTAAGAAGTGCCTACAATGTAAGCTGCCAAGGCCACGATACTATTACATAGCTCCGACTTACAGTATGGCGAAAAGAATAGCCTGGGATTATTTAAAATATTACACATCGGTTCTACCGAAGATGGAATATCACGAAACAGAACTACGAGCTGATCTTCCTAATGGTGGCAGAATACAATTACTGGGATGTGAGAGACCACAAACGCTCAAAGGACTGTATATGGATGGTGTGGTTCTAGATGAGGTAGCACAAATGCCTCCCAAAATGTGGACTGAAGTCATCAGACCAGCATTATCTGATCGCAAAGGCTTTATGGTGGCGATTGGAACACCCCAAGGACATAATTCGTTTTTTGAGCTCTATAATCATGGACTTCAAGATGAAAATTGGTACGCACAAAGTTTTAAAGCTAGTGAAACAAAGATAGTCGATGAAGAAGAACTAGAAGAGGCAAAAAAGATGATGCCTCCTGAGATATACGAGGCAGAATACGAATGTAGTTTTGAAAGCTCTGCCATAGGATCTATTTATTCGCAGTCATTATCCAAAGCAGATAAAGAAGGTCGTATTACAAAAGTTCCCTATGACTCTACAATCAAAGTAGATACTTACTGGGATCTAGGAATGCGAGATAAAACTGCAATATGGTTTGTTCAGCAAAAAGGCTCTGCAATCCACCTTATAGATTACTTTGAAGATAGTGGCGAAAGCCTGGAGTATTATGCTTCAATCCTCGATGAAAGAGGATATGTGTATGACACCCACTACCTTCCTCACGATGCTAATGTTCGAGAGATCGGAACTGGTAAATCAAGACTAGAAATAGCTCAATCACTAGGATTAGTGACGAGCATTGTACCGAAGATGTCGATTGAAGATGGTATTAACGCAACCAGAATGACACTAGGTAGATGTTGGTTTGATTATGAAAAAACCAAAGACGGACTAGACGCACTCAGACAATATCGATGGGCAGTCACCGATAAAGGCGAGACAAAAAATAGACCTTTACACGACTGGACTTCTCATGCAGCAGACTCATTTCGATATGTTTGCACAGGATTACAAGAAACAAAAAATTGGTCAACAAAGATTGAATATCCACGATTAGGAATAGTATGAAATTAACAAAAGAAAGATTAAAAGCACTTATAGGTCAAGAGATCAATAACTCTATAGGATTTTATGGTGGTGAGCTTTCAGAACAGCGAAAGAATGCCCTTAAATTCTATTTAGGTGAACCACTAGGCAATGAAGTAGAAGGTCAAAGTCAAGTTAGGTCTCAGGATGTATTAGAAGTGGTCGAGAGTATTCTCCCCTCTATGATGCGTATTTTTACGCAAGGTGAAAGCATTGTTAGATTTGAGCCTACAGGGCCAGAAGATGTAGCTTATGCAGATCAAGCATCGGATTATATCAATCATGTGTTTATGAAGGATAACAATGGTTATTCTATTCTTCACACCTTGTTTAAAGATGCCTTAATTTCTAAAAATGGCTTTGTTAAATATTATTGGAAGAATGATAAAGAACAAAAACAAGAGTCTTATGAAAATTTATCCATAACTGAGTATCAGGCACTATTAGCTGATAACGAAGTTGAAATAGTAGAAGTAGAAGATACTAGCACAGGGTTTGATGTCGAAAACACAGACATTATGGATGTTACTTACAATGTAACTGTCAAAAGAGTAAAGGATTTTGGTCGTGTAGTCGTAGAAAATGTGGCACCTGAGAGTATGCTTGTTAGTAAAACAGCTAATAGTCTTGATGATTGTGATTTTATTGCTCAAAGAGTTTTTAAAACAAGATCAGAACTTATTAGCATGGGTTTTGACAAGAAGATTGTGAACGAATTACCAGTTGCAGATGAAGAAATCTACAACACAGAGGCAGTTACAAGAAGATCGTATGATGACGAGACGATGCCTCAAGAGTATCAAAATATAGATCCTTTATTGACTAGAGTTGCAGTCGTTGATTGCTATATGAAGTGTGATTATGACAACGATGGTATTTCAGAGCTAAGACACATCGTAGTTGGTGGATCAGGAGTTAACTCCTATCGCATATTAGAAAATGAACCCATTGAACAGATACCTTTTGCTACTGTTACTGCTATCCCTATGCCTCATCGTTTCTATGGATTATCAATTTATGATTTGATAGGTGATGTTCAAGAGATTAAGACCACCCTATTAAGACAAACTTTAAACAACGCATACTTGCAAAATAACGCAAGAACAGTCGTTGTTGATGGCCAAGCTAATATAGACGACCTCCTTACATCTAGAGCTGGGGGGATTGTGAGGGTGAAATCACCTGGAGCAGTCTCTCCTATGGCTGCACCCAACTTTATGAGAGAAGGTCTAGCCATGATTGACAAAATCGATCAAGTAAGAGAAGGCAGATCAGGTGTTTCTAAAGTTCAAATGGGCCTTGATAGTGAAACTATTAATAAATCACACACTACAGCAACTAGTGCCAATGTGATGATGAACGCATCGACACAAAGAATAGAGTTATATGCTCGTAACTTTAGTGAAGGTGTCAAAAGAATGTTTCAAGGTATCTTACAATTAGTATGTAAGTACCAAGATCAAGAAAGAATAATAAAATTAAGAAATAGATTTGTACCTATGAACCCTAGAGAGTGGCTAGATAGATACAATGCAACTGTTCAAGTTGGATTAGGCACAGGATCACAAGATCAACGACTAGAAGTATTAGGTCGTGTTCTTGCAGTACAAGAAAAACTAATTAGTGCTGGTGGAATGGGTATTGTCGATCCTCAAAAGATATATAATACCTTAGAGAAGTATTTAGAAAATGCTGGTTACAAAGATGCAAGTCAGTTCTTTAATAACCCAGCTACCATGCCTCCACCACCACCCAGACAAGCAAGACCTGATCCATCAGTTCAACTAGCTCAAGCAGAACAGCAAAGGCTAAGAGCGAAAGATCAAGCAGAATTACAACTCAAAGCTAGAAAACAACAAGTTGATGAAACATTTAAGGCAGAAAAATTAAATTTAGATCAACAAAAACTAGCAACTGAAGTTCTCAACGAAGCTGAGAGCAAAAATTTAGAAAAAGAAAAATTAGCAACTAAGATTATACAACAAGGAATTAATTAATGGCATTTACACCATTTCTTCAAGGCACAAAAGCACAAGGCATTATAGACAATTACCTCAACAATACTGCTGGTGGATTTCCTCCTTTTCCGAGTCCATCGATTAACCCTTATATAGTTGACAGTACTCCTTTTATCCCACCAGCAGCACAACCTTCTCCTGAAACACCAGGTATTAATACCCCTAACTGTGATGAATTATATCCTGGGGAGGGTAGAGTTTATGATCCAGTTCTTCAGGCTTGTGTTTTACCTGATGTTGCAGTTGATGATGGTGGTAACAGACAAGAGTTTGATCGTGATGAGATGATGTTTCGTCAAATGCAAAGAGATCCCTCTACTCCTTTTGGTGCTTCAAATATATTAGAAGATTATCAAATAGATAGTAGAGGTGGTGATAATATATTTTTAAGATTTGATCCTGAGGTTAATAGACTAGGTGCTGGATTTCCATTAGGATTTAATATTCTCGGTCAAATAGCAGATAATTTAACAGGAGGAGCAAACAGAAGGCAGAACGCCTTTGATGCAGCTACTCAAACACTTGCTGATTTAGGATATGGTCAACAGTTAAACAATGGAACTTTCCAAGTTTTTAATCCTCAACAATATTTTGACTCAGTACAAAGCAATCCACTACAAGGATTGAACGCATCAGATGGTGCTTCAACAATGACAGTTGGACAAGCTGTTGATAGTGTTATGAACCCAGTACCAGCTATAGGCCCATCTCAGTCAGGTGGAGCTCCGATAGCAGAAGATTTATCTGGTAGTTTATTATTTACAAGCCCTCTTACATCAGTTGACTCTAGTGGTAATAGAACTCGAAACGATGCTGCTTATCGAGCTGAAGTAGCTAGAAATATTGAGAGAAATAAAAGAAACTTTGGAACTTCTGGTTTTAAAGAAGGTGTAGGTTTTATTCGTGGCAGATAACGAGCAAAAAAGAAGCGAAGAAGCAAAACAAATAATGGAACACCCATTATTTATAGAAGCAGTAAACAAAATTCGATCCGACCTAAATATAGAATGGTTAAATAGCGATCTACAAAATTCAGAACAGAGAGAAAACATTTTTGTTATGAGAAGAATGTTGGAACTTGTTGTGATGCAAATAAGGTCTGTTATGGAAACAGGCAAAATCATAAAAAAATAGGAGAAATTAAATGGCAGAAGAACCAGCGATGGAATCTGCAACAGAAAATCAGAATGAATCTGTTGCACCTATGCCCAAGCCTCTAAATGTAAGTGAGGCAGCTACAAACTTGAAGAACTTATTAGATCCTCAAGCCTCTGAGACTCAAGAAGTAGCAAGTGAAGAATCATCAAAAGAGGTAAGCGACTCGGAGACGAATATCGAAGAAACTTATGATGATCCAGAACTAATCGATCAAATTGAAGATGAAACACCTTCAGATACTAATCAGGAACTTTACTCATTAACTGTAAATGGTGAAAATGTAGAAGTTACCCTTGATGAACTCAAAAAGGGATATTCTCGACAAAGCGACTATACTCGTAAAACTGAAAAACTATCGCAAGATAGAAAGAGTGTTGAAGCAAAAAATGCTGAAGCAACCAGGTTAAACGAGGAGGCTAAAATCAAACGAGATCAATATGAACAGCAACTTCAAATATTGTCTGAACACTTAAAATCAACATCTAATAATGTTGATATGGAAAGACTGTATCAAGAAGATCCAGCCCAATATGTGAAACTCAAAGCAGAGGAAGATAGACAAAAACAGCTTCAACTTGAAGTTCAACAAGAACAGAACAGAATAAAAGCTGAAAAGCAAAAAGAAGCTGAAGAAAACTATTCAAAATTTGTTAGTAATCAACAAAAGATATTAGCAGAGAAACTTCCTATTTATGCAGATGAGAAAAAAGGGCCAGAATTTAAGAAAGATATGGTCGAATTTGCTAGGTCTAAAGGCTATACAGATGAAGAAATATCAATGTTAGTCGATCATAGAGCTATATTATTACTAGCTGATGCCTACCGATATAATCAGATTAAAAAGAATGCTAATCTGAAAAATAAAAAAGTAAGGAAAGTATCAAAGGTAGTAAGTTCTAGTAGTCCTAAAATTCAAGATGATAGTGAAGCAGCAGTTAAATTGAAATCTCAAAAAGCAAATCTGAAAAGAACAGGCAAAGTGCAAGACGCAGCGAATGTTCTTCAACAGATTTTTTCTCGATAACACATATAGAAAGGAATAAGTAATGGCACAACCAACCAATACTTTTGATACCTATGATGGTGCGAACTCTATAAGAGAAGATTTAGCTGATGTAATTTACAATATTTCACCTTCTGAAACTCCTTTTATGAGCAACGCAGCTAAAGGTACTGCCAGTTCAACTCTCTACGAATGGCAGACTGATTCCCTTGCAGATACTGCTGCTAACGCACAGATCGAAGGTGATGATTATGACGGAGATGCAAGAACTGCAACTGTCAGACTTAACAACAGAACACAAATCTCAGCAAAGTCAGTAACTATTTCAGGTACAGACGATGCAGTAGATAATGCTGGAATGTCAACACAAATGGCATACCAACTTGCAAAGATGGGTAAAGAACTCAAGCGAGACATGGAAAGAGCTTTTGTAGGAATTGAAAATGCAAAAGTTGC